CTATTGGGAACTCAATTCGCGGTGCGTCTAGTGTTTCCAGATCTATTCCTGGTGGCGTTGTTTTGACTGGTAGGGACTTTATGTTTAATCCCGTTGGCACAGCTGGTTCCATCACTAATTGGTGCACGGTCGGAGGGTGTCCTCTCGCTCCAGCAGCGTTCGGAGACTCCAGTATCAGGCAGTACTTGCAAATGTACCAAAAATTCCGATGGCGACGATGCGCGGTTCATTACATCACCTCTTCTAGCACAGCTTCAACTGGCGATGTGATGTTTTACCACGCTAAGAATCGCGATTCGGTTTATTTGAATCAAACTTCACCATTTCTGTTGCCCGTAGTAATCTCAGATCCAGACACGATTTTAGGTCCCCAATGGACTAATCATAGTGCTCTGTTAACTCTGCAGGGAACTTGGAAAAGCACAGATTATGGCATGCAAGGAGAACCAAATGATTATAGTGAAGGAGAAGTCTTCCTCTTGTCACGAACCACAACTACTGATTCACCAGGGTATGTCTTGTTCGATTATGAAATTGAGTTTAAAGAGCTACAAATCTCTACTCGACTATTGAACTTACCACTACCCAAGGCTCAATGGACAAATGTTCCTCTTGGTTGGGTCACCACCACGCTTACTAATGCGGCGGTAATTGTGATCCCACCTGCAGGAAACAATCTTTCCGGAGTCGGTGGCACTGTGAACCCTACAGGGCTCGCAAACGGAGACATCTACAAAGTAATTCTTGACGTTTCAAATTCTACATCTATTCCTACTGCATTAGCTATACTATTGCTTTCGGAAAACAATGGGTTTTTGAACGTTACGATACAAGACGGAACAACAATCTACGCTTCTTTTAACGGAGCTAGTTACTTGCTCTATCCTAGCTATGCTGATGCTCTCGTTCAGAGTAACCCCTTCAAATTTGGAGGAGTAACCTCAGTGAATGCCACCACAACTCTCCAAACTTGGATGAGTTATGTCGGCAGTTTTGGCCCAGTGACCATTAATCCTAATTACTAACCATGTATATTTACATAAAACGTGCGCCTACGCCAAGGCGCCTTACAAATGCCGGTGCGGGGTGTCTACTTCCCTAGTAACTAAAAGAAAGTAGCTAAAGGCGAACGAAAGAACGCCA